TAGAAGTAATTCAATATATTAATAATGGTAAATACTCTTTAACTGAAATATATAATAAAGCACTTAAAGAAACTACAAATAATATTGTGGTTTTTTGTCATGATGATATTATTTTTGAAACTAAGAATTGGGGTAAAAAACTATTAAAGTTATATGAAAAAAATACAGAATATGGTATTATAGGTATTGCTGGTAGTAGAGAAATGCCTGTTTCTGGAAAATGGTGGGAAAACTCTAACCATATGTACGGTCAAGTTTACCACCAACATGAAGGAAAAAAATGGCTTTCTAAGTATTCAAATAAAAATAATGGTTATATTGATAATGTAATAATTGTTGATGGTTTATTTTTTAGTGTAAATAAAGAAAAAATAAAATGTGAGTTTGATGAAAATGTTAAAGGATTTCATTTTTATGAAATAGATTTTTGTTTCAGAAATTATTTAAAGGGGGTAAAAATAGGTGTAATATCAGATATAGATGTCACCCACTTATCTATTGGTGCAACTAATAAAGAATGGGAAGAAAATAGAATTATTTTTAGTGAAAAATTTAAGGATAATTTACCTGCAAAGGTAAAAAAAATATTTAGTAAAAATAATAAAATGAAAGTTTTAATAGGTTGTCTATTTTTTAATGATTACACTGGATCAGAACTATATGTATATGAATTAGCCAAACAGTTAGTAAAAGAGAATTGTGAAGTAGATATCGTTTCTAATATTGGACCTAAAATGGTGCAAAGAATTAAAAAATATGGGGTAAATTGTTATCCTATACAAGAACCGCCAGGATATAAATTAGGTGATGGTAAATGGATTTTAAAAACGAGTAATGGGCCTACAATATCTGAAAAAAATAAATTATATAAATTAAGTGATGTAAAATATGACATTGTGCATATAAACCATAAACCTATTGGTAATCACTTAATAAAGTTATACCCTAACTTAACATTCATAAACACAATACATTCAGAAGTGATTCCGGAATTAGAAGAACCGGTATTAAATGAAAAAGTAGGGAAGTATATAGCTATAAGAGAAAGTATAAAAGATTTTATAAAGACTGATTGGGGTATTGATGACGAAAAAATAAAGGTAATTTATAATCCTATAGATGATACTAGATTTAAAATCTATGATAATATTAAAACTAAACCATCAATTTTATTTGTAGGTTCTATAGATTATCTTAGAAAAAATACAATATACGATTTAGTAAAATATTGTGAAGATAATGAAAAAGAATTATGGTTAGTCGGTAAAAATAAGTCAGATTATTTAGAAGATTTAATTAAAAATAAACACGTGAAATATCATGAATCTTTATGGGGTGTGGAAAAATATGTTAGAGAATGTGAACAAACTGCAAGTATATTGATGGGTAGAACCACTATTGAAGGGTGGTTATGTGGTAAATCAGGTTGGATATACAATATTGACGAAGAAGGTACGATAATAGATAAAAAATTACATAGTATACCTACAGATATTGAAAAATATAAATCTTCTAATATAACTAATCAAATAAAAAAAGAATATGAAAGTTTGATATGAAATTACTGATAAAGTTTCCAACAAGAGGTAGATCAAATAAATTTTTAAAAGTTTTAAAAAAATATAATGATTTATTAGAAGATAAGTCTACTAAAATTATTGTTAGTTGCGATAATGATGATAAAGATATGAATCAAACTCATGTAAAAGAAGTATTAAGTGGTTATAAAAATGTTAAAGTTTTTTGGGGTGACAATAAAAGTAAAATAGAAGCAATAAATGCTAATATTGAAGGTGAAGTTTTTGATATTATATTATTAGCGTCAGACGATATGATACCGGTAGAAAAAGGTTATGATAAAATCATTAAAAACAAAATGAATAAATATTATCCAGATACTGATGGGGTATTGTGGTTTAATGATGGTTATCAAAAAGAAAAATTAAATACTCTTTGTATTTTAGGTAAAAAATATTACAATAGATTTAATTATATATATTATCCTAAATATATTTCGGTATGGTGTGATAATGAATTTATGGACGTTGCTAATATTTTGAAAAAACAAACTTATTTTAGTGATGTAATAATTAAACATGAACATCCTGATTGGGGGCATGGGAATAGAGATGAAATCCATCAAACTAATATGAAAAATGAAAAACATGATAGAGAGCTTTATAATTTAAGAAAAAGACAAAATTTTAACTTATGAAATTAGACGTTTATATACCTACATATCCACCACATTTCACTTATTTAAATAAAATTGTTGATATGTATTTAAAATCAACGGAAAAAGCCGATAATATTATTATTAGTGTTTCAGGATACAAAGACGTAAATAAAATTTTTTTCGATGATTTAGAAAAAAAAGAAAGTGTTAAAATAATTAGGAATAAAGAAAACAAATTAACTGCAGAAAATTTAATAGACTCTAATAAAACAAATTCAGATATAATTTTATATCATGGTTCTGATGATTTTCCACATTTTCATAGAATCGAATTAGTTAAGTATTTTTTTAAAAATTACGATATAAAACATTTACATCATTCTTACCATAAATGTAATGGTAATTTAACACATGGTAAAAATTGGGACGCAAAAAAAGAATCTTGGGGTAGTTCACATAAACTTAAAAACTTACATCATACATTTAATTTAGATGATATTAATATTTACACTACCGATCAAATATATAAGAAATATTTTCCTGATGGTAATATAAAAACAGGATCACAAATTCAAAAACAGATTGGTTATTCATTTGCCGTCTTTAACCATTCAATGGCGATGGGAGCTTGCGCTATAAAAAGAGATGTTATGGATGAAATAAAATGGAATAGTAGAGATTTTTTATTTAGTATAAATAACCCAATAGGAAGAGGTCAAGACTATGAGTTTTTTATGAGAATGGTACATAAATATAATAAAGGTTTACTTATATCCTACCCTCTTTATTATTATAATACATCTAGTTATAAATAAAAAAATGAAAAAAATTGTATCATATAGTTTATGGGGTAACCATCCAATGTATTGGATTGGGGCATTAAGAAATATTGAAATAATAGAAAAATACCTACCAGACTTTATATGTCGATTCTACATTGATAAAAATAGTAATCAGTCTCTAATAGACTCTATACCAGAAAATGATTTAGTAGAAAAGATATTAGTAGATTCAAATAAAGAATCTTTTTATGGGATGTTTTGGAGATTTTGGGCGGCAGATGATCCAGAAGTTGATGTTATATTAAGTAGAGATTGTGATAGCAGAATTAGTGAAAGAGAGATAAAAGCTATAAATGAATGGTTAGAATCAGATAAAGATTTTCACATAATGCGAGATCATCCGCACCATAATGTCCCAATATTAGGTGGAATGTGGGGTGCAAGAAATGGTATTTTAAGAGAAGTTAATATAACAAATAAAATAAAACAGTGGACTAAATTTGATCGTAAAGGTGTGGATCAAGATTTCTTAGACCAAATTATATATCCATTAGTAAAAGATAAATCATTGATACATGACGATTGGGGTAGATTTGGTGGTAACATAAAGAAGTTTCCTGCTGGAAGAATAGATAGAGGATTTGTTGGGGAAATATATGATGAATATGATAATAGAAATAAAGAACACTATAAATTAATCCCTTATGATAATATTATGAGAAATATATCTAAATAACAATAAATAAAAAAACAAATATAATGAAAAGAGTATTTTTAAGCACCGATGATAATCCTTTATATATCCAATTTTGGCCGATTGCTGCTACCGCATGGAGGAATATGGGGTATGAACCTATGTTAACTTTAATAACTAACAGAAATTATGAGTCGTGGAAATGGATGGAAGAGTTTGGTGAAGTGAGTAAATTTAATCTGAGACCGGAAATACCAGCCGGTAATTGGGCTAAAGTAGCTAGATATTTTAGTTATTATAAATATAAAAATGATAAAGGGATGGTAGGTGATATGGATATGTTACCATTGAATAAAGAATATTTTGATAGTTTATTCAATTATGATGACGATAAACTAGTACTATCTTCGTATGAAGCTTATAAAAATACTCCATATTGGGGTACATTTCCTTATTATAAATTTCCTGGTTGTTATATGATTGCAACAGGTAAAATATGGAAAGAAATAAATAATCCTAATAATTTATCAGAAGATGAGTTAATTAAAAGTTTTTACAATTTAAAAGTGTATAAAGAAAACGGAATTTATAAAGAAGGTATTAATTATCCTTATAGTCAATTTTCTGAAGAATCTTTATGTAGAGTATTAGTATACAGGTGGGATCCAAAACTTAAAAATATAGTCAAATTAAAACGTCCTGGAGGTTGGAGTAATGGAATGGCAGTTAGACGTATTGATAGAGCTAACTGGAGATATGATGTGGAACAACTAAAAAAAGGATTTTATTTAGATGCTCATTGTTTACGACCTCTATCACAACATAGACAACAATTACAACCTCTTTATGATTATTTAGGGATTGATAAAGAATTAGTAGAATTGGGTATAAAAAAATCTCAAGAGAAATAAAATTATCTTATGAAAATATTAATTATTCAGGAAAAAGGTAGAAACAGTGGTAATTTAGAATATCGGGAAGCCCTAAACTTAAATAGATCCTTACAGAAATATAACGTTGAGTCTATAGTGTGGGGGCTCAATTATGATAATTTTATAATACCATTTAATGAAATTTCTAAAGATTGTGATGTGATTCTATTGTTGGAGAATTATGAAGAAAATAACTGGGTGCCTGATTTAAGTAATTTCACAGGACTAAAAATATTTTGGTCAATAGATTCTCACTGCATACACCAAAAACATATTAATACCTGTAATAAACATAATATTGATATTGTTTTACATGCGGTATACGGACATGAAAAATATTTCACTCAAAAATGTATTTATTTCCCTAATGCGTATCCTGATGATTTAATTTATCCAATAGACAATGTGGAAAAAATAAATAATGTAGGTTTTTGTGGTAATTGGTTAAATAGAAGACAATGGATTAATTTAATTGAAAGAAATAAAATACCGGTGAAAAAAGATATATTTGTCATTGGTGATGAAATGGTGAAAGCAATTAATTCCTATAAAATACATTTTAATAGAAATTTATCTGAGGACATAAATTTCAGAACCTTTGAGACTTTAGGGTGTAAAACTTTATTAATTACTAATCGTACTGCAGGATTAGAAAACCTATTCACTATCGGTGAAAACATTGTTGTTTACGAAAATGAAAAAGACTTAATAGATAAAATAAAATTTTATTTAGACAATGATAAAGAAAGGGAAAAGATGGTAGAAAAAGGTTATGAACATGTTAAGAAAAACCACACATATTATAAAAGGGCTGCACAATTAATAAATATTATAAAAGAAAATCTATAAAAACAAAATAAATGAAAAAAGTTTTAATAACAGGAATTAATGGACAAGATGGTTCTTATTTGGCTGAATTTTTAATAGAAAAAAAATATGAGGTTTGGGGTACAGTTAAAAGAAACTCTGTTTCAGAAACTCAATCTACTAGAATAGAGCATTTAAGAGAATTAAATAAAATTAATTTAGAATATGCGGATTTAACAGATATGGCTTCTTTAGTGAGGGTTTTACAAAAAGTACAACCAGATGAAATATATAATTTAGCTGCACAGTCACATGTTAGGATTAGTTTCGATCAACCAATATATACTGCGAATGCAACAGGTTTAGGAACACTTAACTTATTAGAAGCAATACGAATGGTTTCACCACAATCTAAGATGTATCAAGCATCCTCTTCAGAAATGTTTGGTAATAATATAGATATAGATGGTTATCAGAGGGAAACTACACCATTGAGCCCAGTATCACCTTATGGTTGTGCTAAAGTATTTTCTTATAATATATGTAGAAACTATAGGAATTCTTATAATATGAAAATATGGAATGGTATTTTATTTAACCATGAGTCGCCTAGAAGAGGGACTAATTTTGTAACCAACAAAGTGGTTAAAGCGGCAGTTAAAATCAAATTAGGGTTACAAAAAGAATTACGTTTAGGTAATTTAGATGCAACTAGAGATTGGGGACACGCGAAAGATTATGTTGAGGCTATGTGGTTAATGTTACAAGACGATAAACCAGAGGATTATGTTTGTGCTACAGGCGTATCTCATTCGGTAAGAGATTTATGTGAGTACACATTTAAATCACTAAATTTAAATTATGAAGATTATGTTAAAGTAGATGAAAAACATAAAAGACCTGAAGAATTAAGAAACTTAAAAGGTGATTCAACAAAGATTAAAAACAAATTAGGGTGGAATCCTAAATATACGTTTGAGTCTATGATTGATGAAATGATTAAATATTGGTTAGATTATTATTATAACAAAAAACCTTATTTAAATAATAACTGGATAGTAAATAATGAAAAAGTAGAAAATTTAGATTTATGAGTAAAAAAATTTTAGTAACGGGTGGTAATGGGTTAGTTGGTTCTAACTTTAAAGGTAAAAAAAACTATGTAACTTGGGGTAGAGATCATTGTGATTTACGTAATAAATATTCAGTTGAGAAAAGTATGAGTGAAGAGATTTTTGATGGTGTAATTCATGCTGCAGCTAAAGTAGGTGGTTTAGGTGGTAATATGAATTTTAAAGGTGAGTTTTTCTATGAAAATATAATGATTAATACTAATGTTATTGAAACTGCGAGAAAAACTCGTGTTGAAAACTTAGTTTGTTTCTTATCAACCTGTGTGTTCCCAAATGATGTAGAATACCCATTAACGGAAAAAAATATACATATGGGTCCACCACATTTTAGTAATGATGCTTATGCATATGCCAAAAGAATGGCAGACATTCAAATAAGAGCGTATAGAGAACAATATGGTTTAAATTATAAATCAGTCATACCTACTAACATATATGGAATAAACGATAATTTCGATATAGAAAATGGACATGTAGTACCTTCTTTAATCCATAAATGTTACATCGCAAGAGAAACTAATACTCCCTTAACTATTTGGGGTAGTGGAAAACCTTTAAGAGAATTTATATATAATAAAGATGTTGCTAAACTTACTGAATGGGTATTACATAATTATAACGAAGATGAACCAATAATTTTATCCACTTCTGAAGAAATATCAATAAAGGAAGTGGTTGATATGATTATAGAAATAATGAATTTTAAAGGTGAAGTTAAATGGGATATTAATAAACCAGATGGACAGTACAGAAAACCTTCGGATAATAGTAAAATAAAACATTATTTACCTAATTTTAAATTCACCCCAATTTATAAAGGTTTAAGTGAAACTATAAGTTGGTTTGAGACTAATTATGACAAAATTAGAGGAACAAAAAATCAATCAATAGTTACATCTCAACAATAAAAAAATATAATAAGTATTAAAAAAATGAAAATAGGTATAACAATAGATGGTGTTGTAAGAGATTTTATAACAAAATTTGAATTAGTGTATGATAAATATTATCCTGTTATTGATGAAGAAACAGGTGAGAATAAAGAAATAGAAAGGGATATAAAAGATTTAAATTTATTGAGTCATTTTGAATTTACTGGTGGTACAAAAGACTTAAACAAATTTATGTATGTTGATGCATCATTAGAAATATTTGGACATGCGGGTGAAGTAAAATTAAATTCTGTGGAACACTTAAACCAATTACATAATATGATAGAGGATATGGGCCATACCCCAATTATTATTAGTAAAGAGTTAAATAATAGTAAACCGGCAACATTATTCTTTTTATCTAAATTATCTTGTAAAGTAAATACCATTAAATTTGTAAGAGACTACAAAGATAAATGGGAACATGTTGATGTATTAATAACTGCGTCTCCTGATACATTATTAACAAAACCATCAGAAAAAGTATCAATTAAAGTTATCAATACGTACAATAAAAATTGTAACTCAGATTATACAATAGTTGATTTAAAAGAATTATTAGAAGATAAAAGTATGTTAGAAAAAATTTTAAGTACTGAAACAATTGAATATGAAGATATATAATCAGTTTAATGTTTACTTATGACAATAATAATTTAAATTAAAAAAAAAAGATTAATATGGATGATATATTATTAAATGTGGGGGGTAAAGAATTTTATTTCGATATCGATCAATTAGCAAATCAAGTACAATATGACATTGAAACTAAGTGTGAGGACAATTCAAAAGAAACTAATGAAGATGAATCTTTAGCATCGTTAAAAATAGATGTAACTAAATACGAAATGTATAGAGATTTAATTGGTGCATTACTTAGTTATAATGATATAGTAGACGATAAAATGGGTATGATGGGATTAAATCAATTACCAATACCATTTAAACTATCATTTAACACCTTACTAATGAAAGGTATAATAAAAGAATTATAATAAATAAATTAAAAACGAAAAAATGAGTGAAAATAAAAGTACAGTAAAAGATACTATCGAAAAGATAGTTAAAAAAGATTTCGGTATCTACTTCTTTACTTTAGATACTAAAGGTAATCCCACTGCAGGTGTGGCAACCATTTATGAACATGTTAAAATATTAAGAGAATTAGGTTTTAATGCTCAAATATTACATGATAAAAATGATTACAAATTAAGAGGTGATGAAGAAGGTATGGGTATTGCTGAATGGTTGGGTGAAGAATATGCAGAATTACCACACATATCCATTGAATCTCAAACACTTAAAGTGGGACCACAAGATTTTGTAATAATTCCTGAAGCATTTGCTAGTATTATGAAACAAACAGTAAATTTTCCTTGTAAAAGAATAGTATTCTTACAATCTTACGAATACATTTTCGAAATGTTAGAGATTGGTGAAAATTGGAGTGCCTTTGGTATTAATGAAGTAATAACCACTAATGAAAATTTAAAAAAGTATGCCGAGTCAATTTTTAGAAACTTAGTTACAGAAGTAATTCCTATTGGTATCCCTAATTATTTTAAAAATAGTGATAAACCTAAAATACCTACAATTGCTATTTCTGCTAGAGATAAAAGAGAAATTTTGAAAATTGTAAAAGTATTTTTCCAAAAATACCCTCACTATCGTTTTATAACTTTTAGAGATATGTCAGGTTTACCTAGAAAAGAATTTGCAAAAACTTTATCTGAATCATTTTTAGGTGTTTGGGTAGATGAATTATCAAGTTTTGGTACATTTCCACTAGAAGCTATTAAGTCAAAAACACCAGTTATTGGTAAAATTCCTAGAATGATACCTGAATGGATGGGTGAAACAGATGAAAATGGATCACTTAAGTTAATAGATAATGGTGTTTGGGTTACTAATTTAAATGCTATACCAGACATGATATCCACTATGGTTGGTTTATATTTAGAGGATGCGTTACCTCAGAACGTATTAAGTAAGATGGAAGAGTATGAAAATAAATATAGTGAAGAAGAAACTAGACAACACATTAAAGAGGTATATAATAGAATTTTTAGTAGAAGACTAACAGAATTAGGTGTAGTAGATGCTAAAGAGACTGAAAATAACAAAAAAGAAGAAATTACAACAAAATAAAAAATAGTTATGAAAACAGATATTAGTTTAATTATTCCAATTCACAAGTTAGATGATAGTGTAAGTGAATATTTTGAAAAAGCAATTAAAAGTGTTAATGAACAAAAAACACTTCCGGATGAGGTTTTAATCGTACATGCAAAAAATAAAAAATTAAAAGACTTTTTAAATTCCTTTGAATACGGTGATATATCCTCAATTACAAAAGTTGTGGAAAATAAAAGTGGTGATTACGACTTTCAGTCACAAATAAATTACGGTGTAGAACAATCTACATCTAAATACTTCTCATTTTTAGAATACGATGATTCATTATCCCCTATATGGTTTGATAATGTAGTTAAGTATAGAGATGCATATCCTGAAGTAGATGTATTTTTACCTATAATTTTTGAATGTAACGAAAATGGTGAATTTATTTCTTTTACTAATGAAAATGTTTGGGTGCAAAATGTATCAGAAAGTATGGGACTATTAGATCATGAGACGTTACAAAAAATACAAAATTTTAATTTTGATGGTATGGTAGTTAATAAAGAATTATTTAAAGAACATGGTGGGTTAAAAAAACATATGAAATTAACTTTTACTTATGAATTTTTATTACGATTAAGTTACTTAGATGTACAAATAATGGTGATACCTAAATTAGGTTATAAACATATTAATAATCGTGCTGGATCATTGTTTGACGAATATAAAAACAATATTAATGTATTAGAAAGTAAATTTTGGGTTAATAAAGCAAAAAAAGAATATTTTTTCACCGAAGACAGAGAAATAACATATGATGTAGAAACAACTTAAATGTCTGAAGAATCTAAAAAGAGAGGTAGGAAAAGAACCACTAATTTATATTTCGGACCAGAAGAAGAAAAAGCGGTTGTAGAATTTTTAACTTGTGAAGATGATCATAAACGTAATCGTATATATAATAATAGTTTACGTGCACCTTTAAATAAAATGATAGAGTCTATAATAAGAAGATATAAACTTTATAGGAAAGATATGGAGTTCGAAGATCTTCATGCCGATACCTTATCATTTTTAGCAATGAAAATGAATAAGTTTGAACCTGAACAAGGTAAAAAAGCCTATTCATATTTTGGTACTATTTGTAAAAATTACCTATTAGGTCAATTACTTAAGTCTGATAAAAGAATGAAAACAGACTTAGCATATGATGATGTTTATAAGACTGTAGAAGAAATGGATGACTATCAATATACATTAGAAGAAAGAGATAAAACCCCATTAGATGAATTTATTAGAGAAATATCAGCAAATATTAAAGCTGAAATTGAACACGGTAAATTAAATGAAAATGAATTAGCCGTTGGTAATTCTCTAATGCAAGTTTTAGATAACTGGGAAACTATTTTTGAACAAGTAGAAAGTGGTAATAAGTATAATAAAAATTTAATACTAGCTTATATTAGAGAATTATCAGGTTTAACTACTAAAGACATACGTGTAGCTATGAGAAGATTTAAAAAGATTTACTCTGCATTAAAAGGATTCAAAATAGAAAAGGGATTATTATAATTTTAATTTTCCAGTATTTATATAAAAACATATCTTATGGGAAGACCAAAGAAAACTAAAATAAATTTAGATAAGGGTAGTTTACAAGAATTTATGCAAGAAATTTATAACGACTGTGTGAATGTTATGAATAGTGCTCGCAAAGAACTTAATGAGCGTAAAAATAGAGCGGAGATTGAGGATATTAATGATGAATCTATGATTGGTAAAGTAAATAATGATACACTAAAAATAATAGAGGGTACTATAGATAGAAAGTTAGCATTAGCCAAATTACAAAGTCAAATTGTTGACACTGATAATAAAGAAGACAATAAAATTAACAATGATAGTTCTTTAAGTGAAGATGATAAAAGTTTATTAAGGGATTTATTTAACGAACAAAAAGAAAAAAATAATACCGATTACGAATTAGATTAATCAATGGGAGAAGGAAAAAGAGATAGACTAAATAAAATTTGTGATAATATTGAAACGTTAAAAGAACAACTGAATATTAAACAAAAAATTATAGATGAGATAAAAAGATTGAAGTCTCAATGTAATGGTGCACCACAATTTTCTATAGATGCTTCTTTACCTTCTTTAAATGTAAATTTCGCAATATTTTATTTTATAAAAGATATTTTAGCAGTTGCCGGTGATTTAAAAGTAGATGAAATAAAAACAAAAATAATTAATTGGTTGGTGTCAGTAATTGATCCTTTATCAAATAGATTAAACAATATTTTTAAACAAGGTTTAAAAAGTTGTTATACATGTAAATGCCAACCTAATATTGGACCTTGGATGTTTAAAAATAATCCAGATACTGGACAATCAGGAAATGGTTTTAACATTAAAGTTGAGGATATAGATGAAAGATGTATACTTAAAATAAATCCTAATAGTGAAATAGGTGCAACAAAATATGATGATGGGTTTAATAGATTTTTATGGGATGTAATACAACAAACTCCAGCAACAATACCGTGGGTTAATCCTAATAATGGTAGAACTATTGCACATTTTACTTTTTTAGAAAATTCATCTACGGCATTTACTGTCGGTTCAACAAATAATCCACAAACTACTAATCCAGAACCTAATGTTATTAATGTTAAAATAGATGATTACTATCAAAATAAAACATTAACAGATTTTACTATGGAGTATTTAGATAGTATTTTACCACTTTTTGATGTACAAACTGTTTTTACTACCGCATTAGATGGAGTTTTTGGTGTATCTATTAGTGAGTTAAGGAAAAGAAGTCAAATTAGTGATAGATGTATTGAAAAAGAAATGGAGGCTGATGCCTATATTGAACAAATTTTAGAGTTTGGTTTAGAAGATGAAACAGAAACTGTTTTAGACGATTCTTTATTTGAGTTCAGTGAGAGAAGAATTACTAATATAAGACAGACTATAGAAGATAAGAAAAAAGGTGAAATGGTTTTTACTGATTGTTGTAATAAAAAAACTGCATCGATAAATTCTCAAACATTGGTTGATATTAATAACCAAATGTCACAAGCAGTTAATGATGGAGAAAAAGTAGAAATATTAGAAAAGGGAATGACTGATATTATTAATCAAACAACTAATAACGTAGACCCAATTGATTCACCTAAAGCAAGTTTAGAATTTTTAATTAGATTATTAAGTAATATGACTAAAGAAATATTTAAGTTGACTAATTCACCTAAAAATAAAATGTTAACCCAAATGATGGAATATTTTACTAACGGTGAGACAAAAGGTGTTTTAAAAAGTTATTATAAATCTAGTTCTTGTACATGGAAAGACATATTAAAAGAATTACTTAAAAAACTAATATATGAATTATTATTGCCATGGTTAATAAAAAATCTAAAACCGATAATTATCTGTGTAATAACTAAATTATTAAAAGAAAAAATAAAGAATACTCAATTATCTATGACATCTTTAGTTCCAGGATTTGGTTTATTACCTCCAGAAGCTCAATTAAAAATACTTAAAGCAATAAGTGGTATATCTAATGGTTTAAGTAAAGCCAATAATGTTGCGGGTAACTTTACAAATAAATTAAATCTAGGTTCAGTTAAGGACGCATTAGGTTTAAAGGGAGAGGGGTTAGGAAAATTCTGTTAATTATGAGTATAACATCATTAAATACAATAGCTAAGTTTTTAAAAGGTTTAATGTCACCACCAACGCCATTACCACCAATAACTAAATTACAGATTTCATTGGGTATGCCATTAAGACCTGGTTTAAGTGCACAAAAAATATGGTCTAGAATTGCTTCACAAAAAGGAGACGCTGGTTTACCTCAAGTACCTTCGGAAGAAGATTTAGCAATGGAAATGATAAGAATAGAGGCAATAGTTGATGCTCTATTAACAGATGCTAAAATAGAAGTAGTAATACCTGAAGGACAAATTAAAGTAACCGTATATAGTATTTCTCCGGCAGGACCAACACCCATTGGGTTTGGAATTAATGATCAACCAGTAATTGGTCAAGCAAAAGGTGCAGGTATAATTAGATAAATGGAAAAAGAAAAAGAAATAATAAAGTGGAATAATATGTCTAATGCTTCTATTAAACATGAATTAGAAAGTATAAAAGAATATCACTTATCACTAAAAACACAAATATCTAAATTGTTAGATAAAATAGATGAATTAGAAAAAGAATACTTCTTAGGTAATAACATATTAGAAAAAAGAAAAAAAGGAATTGATTAATGTCTACTGCAAATGCTACATATGAAAAGTTAAACAGAGAAACAATACCATTTATTAGGGTAGGTGAAGTTGTAGATGTTTATGATCCTAAAAAAACTGGTAGAATTAAAGTTCGAATTGAGGGTATTGATAAAGGTGATGTTACAGTTAATTCTTTACCGTATTGTGTTCCTTTAACTCCTCGTTTTTTAAATGTAATGCCTAAATTAGGTGAATTAGTTTTAGTATTTCAGTATGAACATAAGAAAGGTATTAAATATACTGAATTTACAAGTCAAAGGTTTTGGATGGGTCCTTTAATATCCCAATCTAATAAATTGAATTTTGATCCTATTATAGATGCTAGGTCAGTAATGACTGGTGGTAAATTTAAAATTCCTGATATAACTTTAAGTAATACAACTGGTGTTTATCCGAATGATGAAGATATTGCGTTACAAAGTAGAGGTAATACTGATGTAATATTAAAAGAAGGGCAGATATGGTTAAGAGCAGGTAAATATAAAGATACTGAAGAAAAAAATCAATTCAACGATAAAGATTTAGGTTACATTCAAGTAAAGTATGGTGGTAATGAATTAGTAAGAACATTAAAAGATAAAGTTATTAGTAGTTATGTTTATGATAAAGCAGAAACACTAATTGATGTTCAAATAGACACATTAAATGTTGATAATGAAGTTTTAGCAGGTAATTTAACACCTAATGAGTATAGTCAAAGTACTAAAAATGTAGTTAGAATAAATGTTAGTAAAATAAAAAACAAGTCTACTGTTTTTGAACAAGATTTTTTAAATCCAGGATTTACTACTAGAGATGAAGCAATTATTGCGGCAACCACTGCAGTTAAACCTTTTATTAGTGGTAAATGGAAGTTAAAATCTAACTCAGATGAAATATTAAAAGAATTTGGTGGTGATTTAGCAGTAAAAACTGGTGTTGCGTTTTTTAAAGGTAATAAAAAAGAGGTTAAAAAAACAATAAAAGTTGTAAAATCAGAAGTTAATAAAGGTAAGGGTGGTAGTGTAATTAATGTGGTAGGTAATAAAATTAATTTAATTAGTCACGATGGGCCTCATACTTTTAATTTAACAAATCCTGAAGAACTAATTTCTACTGAAGAACAAAATAAAATAAATAATGACGCACACCCTTTAGTATATGGAGATATATTAGTAGAATTTTTAGAATTAGTTAAATCATATGTTGCAGGACACATTCATAATTATCATGGAATGCCGGCAACAGAATTACCAAATAAAATAAATGTTCTAAATTTTAACTTAGATAGGATATTAAATAAAAACATTAACAGTAATTAAGATATTTATTAATAAAAAGAAATGGTAATAAGAACTTACATAGATAAAAACAACACTATAATTAAAAATAGTGACGTTAATACGGGTAGAAATCCTATAGTAGAATTATTTTATGGTGGAAAAACTGGAGAAACTGATTTTACTAGACATTTATTATACTTTGATGTTGAAGATTTACAAAATAGATATAATAATGGAGAATTAGGGGATTTATCTAAAGTTACTCATACTCTAAGAATGTGTAACAGTTCTTTTTTTGATAGTAATCTTCAAGCACAAAAAGTATTAGATGATAAACAACGAACATCTTCTTTTGAATTAATGTTATTTAGAGTTAATCAAGATTGGGATGAAGGTACAGGTTATGATTACCAAAGATATATGAAATTAGAGGACGACAATGACATTACATTTGTACAAAGTGCTAGTAATTGGTTTTTGGCAGATACATTGAATCCTTGGTCTAGTGAGGGAGTCTATTCTGCAGAAACTTATTGTGATTTTAATGGAGATAGTGGATCAACTTGTGAAGGTTTGACAGGTCATACAACAGTAACACCTTCAGTAACAGGAATTACAGTTACAACACAACATTTTGATAAAGGTAATGAAAATATTGAAATGGATATGACTGAAGAAGTTAATAGTTTAATTACTGGTGGAACAACTAATTATGGTTACGGAATTGCCTTTGTCCCACCATTAGAAGAAACTATTATAGTTCCTGCACAATATGTAGGTTTTTTTAGTAGACATACACAGACATACTACCAACCATTTTTAGATACTGATTATAATAACCCAATTAAGGATGATAGAAAAAATTTCTATAAAAATAAAAATAATAAAATATACCTTTATAGTAACGTAGGTGGAGAACCTAAAAATTTAGATAGTAATCCTAGTGTTACCATATATGATAATGAGGGCACTATATTTTCTTCTATTACAGAAACAGTACAAGTCTCAACTGGAATTTATTACGCAGAAGTATTCGTACCAAATACTGTTGAAAGTGGTGTATTATACTTCGATGAATGGAGTGATTTAACAGTAGATGGTATAAATATTGAAAATGTTGAATTATCATTTGAAATTAAACCAGAAAGTGAATACTATCAAATAGGTAATAATGATTCTCTTCCTGTAGATTATGCAATGTCATTAAGTGGTGTTAAAAGAGATGAAAGAATCAAAAGAGGTGATGTAAGAAAAATTTTAGTATCTGCGAGGTTACCTTTTACAGTTGACGAAAGTAAAACTATTGATAATTTAGAATATAGAGTTTGGGTTACTGAAGGAAACACACAAGTAAATGTAATTGATTGGAGGGATGTTAATATGGCATATCTATCTAATTATTTCTTATTGGATACTTCTTGGATGATACCTAATGAATATTATATAGACATTAAATTAACGTCAAATCAAGAAGTTAAACAGTATACTAATGTAATGAACTTTAATATTGTCAATCAAGTAGACAAATTACACTGATTTTAGTCGATTTTAGGGGATTTTTAACAGTCTTATATGTAATATACATATAAGACAGGATTTATGTCATTTAGTCGTCTTTTACACCTTTACCATAAATAAACGTCATTCCATTAAGTGTAGAACGTAATTTTTCTATTAACATATCTATAAATTCAATAACACTTTCCTTAGATAAAACTTCAGGTAATTTTATGTCCTCAGTCCATATTATACCCTCATCTTTATACTCATGTCCGAATTTATATTCACATTTACCTTGAAGATAATTTTGAGATTTTTCATCTTCATCTTTGTAATAATCTAATCGTATTGATGCAGTTATACCCATATTACGCATAGTATCCCAACTAGTAGCCTCTATATCCTTTGGTTCTATAATATTTTCTTCAGTAGGTTGAATATATAACATCACACCATTATAAGTAGACCAAACCAGAGGTCTTACAGATAATTTTACTTCATTTGCTTCTTTTCTAGATTCCTCCAATTCCTTATAACTTCTTGGTGGGAAACTTTGATATATTATACCAGGAAGTACCTCATTTTCATTTTGAGTTTTAACGTTATATTCTACAGGTTTTGTTAGATAAAAATTATTATCTTCATTTTTCTTTGATTCAATGTAGTCATCTAATATATCTCTAAATGCGTGATTCATAAATAAATCACTTCTATTATTTTTTTTCCTAAGACTTTCGAACTCCTTAAACAATTTTTCACCATTCCAAAAATACGTAGATGCCAAATCGTGTGCAATATCATAAGGTATTTCAAAAAATTCTATTAAGAATGCTGCTGCAGCCCACTTATCAAAATTCCACGATTTTTCAATCTTACCTGATGCCATACCAAATTTCTGATGAAGAACAGATAATAACTTTTTTTCTTGTGGTGTAAACTCATCAATAGTGTCAATTAAAAGTGATTCTAATAATACGTGCTTTTTCTTAATAATCATAGTATGCTAATATAATAATAAATATCTTATAAAACAAAAAAAAAGGGTAGAAAATAAATTCCACCCTTTTTAGTATTAAGTTGTATTATTAAGATTATCTTAATAAGTTAACATCAAATGTTACAACTCCATCAATTGTCAACGTTGCGTAGAAACGGTTATTAACCATTTTCTTAGCGTATCTAGTCATGATACCCTTAGTTGGTGCAAAGTTGAATGGGTTTTGTAACGTAGGAGTCAATTGTAATGGTACGTAAGGTGCATAAATGTACCCAGTGTCCAATAATGACTTTCCTTTGTGTCCAACAATGATTGAGTTAGCTGGTGCGTAAGGATCTCTATATACAGTGTATCTTCCTCCTAATGAACCAATCTTCTCAATACCCATATTGTACTGATCTTGCTCTGGTGCTGCGTTAGATACGTGGAAGTATTCTAAATCATCAAATATCGCAGAAGCTTCAGAAGAAACTACGATAAAGTTAGCACCACCTCTTAGAGTTGATTTATGAATTTGTGCAGATAATTGGTTAATTCTAGTGATTAACGTCTGATTCCACTCTTTCTGAGTGTATGCGTTAAATCCACCACCATTATTAGCTCTTTTCCATCCGTTGTAATCCCATCTTAATGTCCAAGCTGCACCAGATCTTAAATCTCTAAGGATTTCCCTGTCGATTTCAGCTGCTACTTGCTCAGATAATAAAGCCGTTAATTCAGCTTCAGCATCAATGTTATGGAATGCACTAACGTCTTGTGCTAATTCTGGAGACCAAGTTGCTCTTAATTTTCTTTCAGTTACCGAAACAACTACTTCATCAAGTTCGAAAGAAACTTCTCCCATTTCAGTTGCAAATTCTAAAGTTGCATATTGCATCCAAGATGCAGTAATTGTAGGATTAGTTCCTGTTACTGCTCCGATATAACCATCGAATGTACCTGCATTACAACTAACACACGCTGGGTGAGATAAGTCTGCAGTTAACATTAAACATCCTTGTGGATCACAGATATCATCATAATTAACGATACCTTTACCGTATACTTGTGCAGTTAAGTTAAATGGAATTGAATCACCAGCAGTGATAATAACTTCACCATCACCGTCTACGATATCAACATCAGCAACAATTCTTAATGAAGATAAGAAAGATTCTGTATCCATTTCGTTTCCGTCAGGTCCAGTTAATCTTCCAGCTCCAGCAGATGTAAATCCTGATACACACATTGTAAGATTTCTAACTGATCCATCAGCAGCAGCTGGTTGATCGTCAAATGCAGTAACAACAGTTTCACCGTTTGCACTTACAATAACACCATAAGCGGTAGATTCAAAAATTGTAGCAGTACCTTTAGATGCATCAAACATACCATCATTATAGAATACATCATATAATGATTTTTGTAAGAATTCTGAAACGGCATTTCCACTACAAGAACTAAATACACATTCTGGTAAAGAACCGTTTTCAGCATTACCATTTAAAGGATTGTGATTTCTTCCAGTTGTTTTTGGTACAAAGTAGAATAATTTTCCAATTGGCATGTTCATCGCCTGTACCGATACGATATCGTTAGCCAATAATTTTGAGAATACCCTTCTTACGATAGGGAAAACTACAGTTTCGAAAGAACCAGACGATTGAGCATCTGTTGCTTCTGTCAATAAAGCTGAAGCTTGGTTTTCGTATAACTGAGCGATGTTCTCTTTTACGTGACCTTTTAAACCTTCTAAGAATCCTAAAGAATCCCATTTTCCGATGGTTTTAGATCTAATTTGCTTCAAGTGTTCAAGTCCGATATTTCCAACTTCACCTGAATTTAATAAATGTCCCATTTTTTGAGTTTTTTATTTTTTTGTTATTTTATTATTTTATGATAATTTTCTCATCAAATCTTTAATCGCAGTTATTTGTGGATCTACATAAGCAGTAGATTCATTCAAATCCGATTTAGAAGACTTAACAGTTTTATTAACTTTATTCTCTACAGATTCTGTAATTGGTGACTTAGAATCTAATTCACTTTTTACTGACTTGTAGATAGATTTTGATTCTTTGATACTTTCTGCATTATCAAATCTTTTTAAGATTTCCATCTTTTCTGATTTGGTTGTAGAATGTTCAGTGAATAATCTATTTACGTATGCTAAATTTGTGTTGAATAAAGCAACTTCGTTTAACTTATTCTTGAATACTTTAAGTGCTCCTTTATACTCTTCGTTTTTGGATTTTAACTCTTTGTATTCCTTCATAATTTTTGATTCCGATACTTTTTGTACATTTTTAGGTGTTCTTCTTTTTCTAGATTCTGATACACCACCGTAAGGACTTGCTTGATCTGACCCAGCTTTGGCACCACTATATCTTTGGTAACCAGTTGATTGGTGTCTTTTAAGTTTGTCTTCTTCGATTGCTTCTTCTTCGTCTAAATCAACGATTTCTTCGGTTTCATCCATATAGTCTCTATGACTTCTAGACTCATCGCCTTTATTTCCGCCATATTCACCTTCTTTCATATAGTCTTCACCTTCTTCCATATAGTCTTCACCTTCTTCCATATAGTCTCTGTGACTTCTAGACTCATCGCCTTTATTTCCGCCATATTCACCTTCTTCCATATAGTCTCTGTGACTTCTAGATTCGTCTCCTTTATTGCCGCCATATTTACCTTCTTCCATGTAATCTCTACGACTTTTAGATTCGTCTCCTTTATTGCCTCCATAAGGTTGTTCTTCAGAAAGTTCGATTTCGTACATTACTTCTTCGTCAATAGGATCGTGACCTTCATATTTTTTACCACATCCTGCTTCCTCATTCATACATCCTTCCTCTTCGTCAAGACTATCGTATGATTCTTCATAATGTTCGTCACCTTCTTTGATGTAGTATTCTGCACCGGTTTCGTTATCTGTTAAGTGGATTCCGTCAGCGTCTTTAACAACTTCAACTTCGTCTTCATCGCTCATTTTCTTAAATACTGCGATTACTTCTTCGTCTGATGCACCAGTTAAATCTAATTCTTCCTCATCACCCATATCTAATTCTGCAGGTAATTCAGCAACATCTAATTCAACTTCTTCACCACCGTCTCCCGCCAAAGCGTCAAGATCGACATCTAAATCCATTAATTCTGACTCTTCTGAGTCATCTCCAGCTTCTGCTGGCATTTCTTCCATTTCTTCATCGGACCCTTCCACATCGATTTCTAATTCTTCTTCGTCTTCTTGTTCATTTAGAGACGACTCAACGATGTTCTCAATTTCTTGTTTCATATGTGAAGCAAGCATTTCTTTCGTATTGGCTTTTAAGGCATCCTCTAAAGACTTCGCTTCTAACAAAGCCTCTTCGATGATTGATTTTCTTTTTGTAGCCATTGTAAATTTTTATTTTTTTTACATTTTGTTATTATAATAAAAAATGCAGCACTATAAAATGCCATTTTTTTATAAATATGCAAAAAATGATAAAAGTGTGGATTTATTGTGAAATTAATCTGACAAAAAATTATCTAAAGAATCAATTAATAAATCTTTATCTTTATTTTCTTTAGATTCGGACATTTGTTGTTCTTTGGAAGGTGATTCATTATATATCCAAGATCCTGGTGTTGATGGTGAAGTAACTACATCCCAACATATTAATTCGAAGTCATCTTGTACAATGTTTTTACCATCTTCTTTTTTTAATGAACCTACACCTCTAGATGATACACCTATCTTTAAACCTTTTCTTAAAAGGTTAGCAACTTGATCTCCTTCACATGATATAATACCTTGTGTAACAAATCCTGGTGACATAATGATTTCTAATTTACCCATTAGCACATTACCTTCCCACCATAGTTCAGTTACGTTATGAGAAATTCTACTAATAGCAACAATTGAAGAATCTGGATGGTCTGCCTCACCCATAGCCCTTTTTTCTTCAATAAGTTTCATATAGTTTTCAGATTCTTTTTTAAGTATCTTTTCAGGATATACTCTACCATTTCTATTCTCCACACCATATTTTTGCATTACTGCATAAACAACTAAAGGATCTTCGACTATTTGTCCACCTTTAGTTAGTTTATTTATTTCATTAATGAAGTGTCTATTATCTTTAGGAGAGATGTATCCCGCATCATATTCTACTAAGATACCTTTTTTATTTAACTCATTGTTTTTTAAAATTTCCATAATATAGATATACTTTACATATAAATATACCTTTATTATAAAAAACTTTAGTTTTTAGTTTTATAAAAAGAGAAATGGTTGTTAGTGTCTAAACAATCTTTTATAACATCTTTTATAATTTGTTTAGATGAATCTACAATTAATGGATTATTAACAGGTATTGATTCTTTTTGAAATAAAGTTATTTCACAAGACATAAAACTTCTTTTGGTTGGTTTTATACCTGAAGATCTCATATCAAGATCTACTATATATTTTCCTCTATGGAATTCATTTAAATTATAACTATTAATTTTGTGTTTAATATTTTTTCTTAATTTATTAATTACACCTTCATAGTTTAAATCTATATCATATTTTTTTAATTGTCCCCAAGCGGAGAGATTTATGTATATTGTTTTTGGGTTTTTATTATCCACCGTCCCAACTTTTATTTTATAATTTGGGTTTAAATCTAATTTTAATTCTTTTCCTCGTTTCATTCATAGTTAATTTCTTTTATGTTATTTTAATATAAAGATAATCATTTTTATTTATGATGTCAAACTATGCATAAAAAAACCCACTGTTTAGTGGGTTTTAATAGGTTTATTCTGTTACTGAATTTTTTAAATTATATATACTATCGATATCAGTAGGGAATGTTTCTTCATTAAAAGATGTTCTTAATAATTTATCTTTAACTTTTAAAAGTTTATCTTTTAAATCTAAATCTGAATTTTCATTTAAACGTTTATCAATAATATCTATACACTCATTTTTTAAATTAGTATAAGTTTCTTTCTTATCTTCCTCATTACCGTTTAAAATGTTTTTAATAATACTTTTTTCTTCTTCACTAATATTTTCATATTTGTTATTAAATTTATTTACTGCTAATTTAGTTAAAATTGAAGGTGGTACACCTGTAGCATCATATTCACTTTCTACTATTATTTCTTCTTTTAACATTCTTTCTTTAAAGAAATTTAAAGACTTTTGTATTTTTTCTAAACTATTAGGTGTCTTTTTAGTGTTACGTAAAATATTAAGATGTTTATATATTTCATCATTTTCATTTACTAATTCCTTATCACCTAGAATACTTTTAAGTTTATTTAATCCTTTAGATGGATTGTTATTTTTTAATAAATCTATGTTTTCTTTGATATAATCTTTAGCGTCAGATTCATTATTAAATTTTTTAGTAGTTAAGTTTTTATAAATAAGATATTCTCTTTTTAAGCTACTATCTTCTTTAAGTACTTGTATATATTTTTTAAATAATTTTTTACCTTCATTATTTTTAGTTAAAATAGATTCAGATAATATATTATTAAAAGTGTCCTTTATGTGTCCAAAATTAGTCATATTCTTTTGTTTATTTATAAATATTAAGTTTTAATAAAAAGTTTACTTTTCTTCGTTTTCAATAATACTATCTATTTCTTTTGACATTTCTTCTATCTTAGAGTTAATTGTATTAACTTCATCGTCTAAATTTTCTACATTAAAAACTTTTTCATTTTCATCTATACTTTCCATTAATCTTTTGAAGTACATATTTTGATATTTTTTAACTTTACTATTTAACACTTCTCTTTGTTTTTCTTCCATTAAAAGATTTTCTTTTTTGTCTATAGATTCGACTGCTGCACCCGCTTCAGCTGCCGCTGCTTCTCCACCTGCATCAGTAGCCGCAGCATCATCCATACCACCAGCTAAGTCTGCACCAAAGTCAGATCCACCTCCGAAGTCATCACCACCAGTGTCTCCACCCATATCACCTCCTGCTGCGTCACCTCCAGATTCTCCTTCAGCACCCATTGGATCACCATATAATGTATCAACTCTATCAAAGATACCTGTTTTCTTAATTACTGTAGACGTTTGTTCCATTTCTGCACTAGCCGCTTTTTCCATTCTTTGTTGTTCTAAGTCATTGCGTATTTCTTCTTCAGACATACCTAATATATCTCTTTTAGCTCTAGTCATAGAATAAGCACCAAACCCATTACCTGCGTCTGACACTGCGTCTTTATATAAGGTAACTTTTAATTGGGTTTGTTCTATCTTCAACATCTCTGCTTGTGTAGATGGGTTATTAAGTGTTAATGTAAAATTTTCTAATTCATCTTCTAAACCTAAAATATAAAGGTGTATGATTGCAATTTTATTTAATTCTTGTATAATTGCCTGTTGTACTCTATTAATTGTCCTAGAGAATCTAATATCTTGTAATGCTAAATTTTTACCCTCACCTGTTACTTCTTCAAAACCTAAAAATGGTTTAGGTACTCTTAATGCAGTAAATAATTTCTTTTGAAGGAATTGTATATCAGCAATTTCAGATAGGTTAGTAGCACCAGGAAGAGTATCAATAGGGCTAGGTGCATTTTGATCCCTTACAGGTACAAAATAATCTTGATCTTGTGCCATTTGATTGTAACGTGTATCTATTTGTCCTGTTTGTTGGTCAATTACAGGACTTCTTTTAAAGTTATCTGCGATTTTGTTCACATATGCTGGTACATCTTTCTCATCGATGTTACCAACAAATATTTTAAATATTCTTCTTTCAGGTGCTCTAGTTACTCTATATATTAACATAGCATCTTCGGACAAAAGTAATTGTTTCCAAATTCTTCTAGCTTTTTCTAAAATAGAAGTCCCATATGGTAATCTTCTATCATCACCTAATAATCTAAAGTGTGCCACTTGCCACGCATTAAACTCCATATCTTTTTGTCCCCACACAAATTTAACTGGATTAAATTTATCTTGTGTAGATAAGTTAGAATTTTCACCAAATCCATCATTTTCTTTTCTCGCAATTTCAATATTAGGTAATTGTTTTACACTTTGGACTCCATCTTCACTATCGATAGACAAATATAAAAAATTATCACCATATTTACATGTGTTTCTCACCCACATTGGTAAGTTAGTGTGAATATCTAGTCTATTAAAAAATAAGTCTTGTAATATTCTTCTTACTCTTTTACTTTCTGAAAATATATTAAGTATTTTACCATCACTATTAGGTGTTGTAGATTCCTCCATAAAAATATCCAACGCCGCAGCAATTTCTGGAAAGAATTCCATCCCCTCAAAATCTGCATAAGATGCCAATCTTGTTGTTTCATAATATATTGAGTGTTGGTAAATCTCATTGTCTACCTTTTTCCATTGATTCGCTAGATATGCGTCTTGTTGTTTTTGAAGTAATTCATAATCATATTCTTCTTTTGATTGAGTTTTTAACAACTCTTTATCGTTTATTGAATATCTTGATTTACTTTCCGCTTGTTTTCTTTCAGGACCAAATAAGTCACTTAACTGTTGAAATATTGTTTTTCTTGCCATTTTATTAAATATCTTTTTACTATTATAATAAATATCTAGTAAAAACTAAATATTACTTTATACCAAATAACCAATTATATTCTCCATTATCGTTATTTCCATTATTTTGTTTAGGTTCATATGTAGGGGTATTACTATAAAATGGATTTACATGTGTTTGTTTAGGTGTAATCTTATTAGTATTATTACTAACTGTAGTCCAACTATCTAACATTGCTCTAGTTTGATTTTCTATCTGTTTTAATTTTTTAAACGTAGTTTGTACCACAAATATTGGCATTGCTAATGCCATAATTATATCATCATGATATCCATCCATATGATCTGGTCTACCATTTCTATAGACAAAAGTTTTTAATTCTGAAATTAATCTTACTGATCGTATAATAGTTTTATTCTCCCTAATATGTTCTTCTAAATCACTAACCATTTGTAATCTACTACTACCCACATTAAAACCAGGTACTTTATCCCCTTGTTTATATAAGGTTTTAGCATATTTTTCACTTAATTTTCTACTTTTAGGATCATCGTAGTGTAAATGTGTGTATCCCATTTCTAATAATTTCATAACTGTAGAAACTCCCATACCACCTGTAATATCTACTACAGTATATGCATTATATAAATTACCATATTTATAAACTATTTCTGCCAACAAATCTGGAGGTAATTTATATTTAAATTCTGCAACTTGTTCTAAGTTTTCAAAATCTAAAATAACAATAGTAGAACTATCTTTACCATCACCTCTAGAAACATCCACACCCATAATATATTTATGACCTTCTTCTGGTTCTTTCCATATCCACATAGATTTTTCCATCTCTGCCTTATATTTAGGTTCTTGTACATTATTTTGTTCTTGAAATTCTATGTATTCATCATCAATAACATTACCACCAGAGGATACAAATGATACATCTAATTCTTGTGCAATTTGTTTTTTATCCCCATTCATGTCTCTACACATTTCTTCATACCATGGAGAAGAACCTTTCCAACCATCACTAACCATTATATTATAGTCTTTAATATCTATACTATTAGTTTCGTAAGTTTTACCACTATATTCCCACCTTAATGTTTCTCTACCTACTGTCTCACAAACAATTTCCTCATTTTCACCTCTTAACCACCTTAAACCTCTATTGTATCTAATATCTTCATGCCACCTCATTTCAATTATATTGAAGTTATTATCCCCTTGTTTTGCACCATCATAAGTTTTATAATATAATGCATCTTGACCATTAGGTGTTGAAATAAGTGTTACCTTACCACCCGTACCTAACGATGTTAAAGCGGCACCGAATACTTCTGCACCATTATCGATAAACGCTGCCTCATCCATAATTAAAAATGTCGGTGTATAACCCCTAAGTGCATCTTTTGATGTTGCTAATGCTTTTACTTCACATTGAGTGTCTTTAGTTTTGATATGTCCTTTGGCTTCAATAGATAAATAAGAATCCCCTTCATCAATACCCCATACCCATGATGGTATCTGATCTAAGAAATCTTTTATTTTTTTTAAAAACTCTTGTGCTAATGTTTGTTTATTGGCTAATACTAGTACTTTCCAAGGATTATTAGGATCACCAAACGCAATTTTTGCTGCAATATATGCTGCAGTAGTTGTAGATACACCTGCCTGTCTTGGTTTAGTTACAATATTACGATTATGTTTTTCATATGATTTAATTATTTCTTTCTGTTTATGAAATAATTTAAAAGGAACAAATCCTTTTTGTGTTAAATCATATGTTTTAAGAAACGTCTCTATTGCGTATATAGGATCACCCAAACACTTCGCATATACCTTTAATTGTTGTCCTCTATCCATAAGATAAGTTTACTAATAAATATCAAAATGTAAATAAATAGTTAAAATGCAACTAAATTACCGTTTTTCCACGCTTCGTAATTGGGTCCTAATTCGTAAGTGATTGTTCTACCATCCCTAACTTTTTTAATAATACCCGCATGTACTGCCGCTCTAAAAAATGTTGAGTGTTGTCCTGATGATCTACCTCTAGAATTTATATATCTTAAAAATCCTTCTTTAGTTTTCTTAGGTTTTTCTTGAATGTAATTTATTAGTGACTGTATCATACCATCCTTTTTCTCAAAAGTTAGTCCCGCAGTTTTAGGGAATAGCACTAGTCCGTGTCTTTCTGCAAAATTATGAATTTTATTTATAATTTCCCCATCAAAACCTATACCCCTTATTTTTTTATATAAAATTGATGCTAATTGTATTGCTTTTTTAGGTGGGTTATTTTTAAAAAGGTATTCTAGTGCGGGTTCTATTGACAATAGAATTCTTTCTACGGTTTCATTTCCTGCCACCGAATCATCAAATAAATAAAGTATTTGTTTTAGTTCTATTGCCTTCTGTGGGGGTGGGATATTGGATACATATACGTCATCACTAAGTTTTTCTGCAATTGCATTCATATACCTTCTATAAGGTCTAGGATTAAAACCTAAGTAACCCGAATTTCGTACTCTATCTAACATTTTATAACCTAATAAGTGATATAACATCTCATCTTCTATAACTTCATCTACAGTAAACCCATATGTATTTACTATTAAATCCCAAACATATTCAAAATCATCATTTTCAATTTCTTTATAAACTTTATCCATAAAGTTAGTGCGGTTAGTATCTTCCGATACAAACTTACGATATTGTTCCTCTGTTAATTTAATCTTCATAATATTACGCACTCATTTCTAAATAATTATATAAACTCTCTTCAAACCACTCTTTCGCCTTTGTAGTGTCAGGATAGTAGTAGTCTAAATTAGGTAAGTCTAATAAATCACTTTCCTGATCTAACATTTCTACAACCGCATCTACAAAGTTTGATTCTTGTTCCTCAACAAAAGCGCTTTCAACATCAATATAATGTTCAATTACCCTATCTATTAATTCTGTAGGTATTGGTACTTTTAAATCATATCTTCTACTATCCCCACTTTTAGTATTTTCTACCCAATCTGGTTTACTACCAAATAACTCAGTAATTTCTTCTATACCCCTATTCCTCATGTCTGTTTCTATCACATCATTCATTGTTCTTTCGTATGCACTTCTAATATCTCTTTCTAAGTCAATCAGTTCACCATGATTTAATAAAAATTCTAAAACATCTTCCCCATCTACTTCATTATTTTTTATCTGTGTTCTTAATGTATTTATAAAAGTTGGGTTAATGTCTAAGAAATCATCATCACCTACAACCTCTTCAGACATACCCATTTCATATAACTCTTCTCCTCCATTCACACCAACCATAATTTTGTCTGTATATGCAGGAATGGATTCTATTACACTATCCATTGCCTTTCCTGTCATATCTGAGACTATCTCATCCATTGGGGTATCGTAATAAGAAAAGAAATCACTATGATCTTCACTAAATACCTCTTCTGCCAACTCCTCATTTTTAAATAACTCTGTTAAATCATCCCACCCATCAACAGACAATACCATATTAGGATATAATCCTTCGGTATCACTAAATGACATAGTATCATAATAATTAAGTTTTTCGGGATTCCCATCTTTATCAGTTTTTCCTGTGTTAAAAGTTTTATTGAAAAAATCTAACTTTTTCAATATACCATATATATTAGTTATATCTCTCCAACCCCTTAACTCATCTATCTGAAACTCACTAAATATATTACCAATATCTTCTTCATTCCATTTAGAATTAGGATCTAGTGTCCATTTTATGAAAAAATATAAAACAACTTCCTGTTCTAATGCAACCATTTCTCCAAAGTAATCTAATACCTGTGCAACATTATCGTACCTAAAACCTGTTCTATGAGGACTATCAT